ATAACTGACTTGCCAATCTTCTAATTTGTTCCAGTATTTTTCTTTATCCCACGTGCCAACTCGTTTTACAATTCCGTATGTTTGTTTAGAAATACATCCTAACCAATCACAACTTTCATAGTAATCTCTGTTATATTTTGGGTCTGGCAAATCATCCCAAATATGATAAAAGAATAGTGGTACTGATTGTCGAATTTCATGCTCAATCTCATATAACCAAATCCAATATCTCGGGTCGGTAAAATGTAGAATAGCATCGGGTCTTTCCGTCATAATCAATTGTCTGATAATATCAGGATTACCATATCCATCAAATGGAATGATTCTAACGGATGCATCTGCAACTCCGGTTCTCGCCCTAACATCTTCACTTAAGTCTAAAATTTTTCCGTTTTCTGGATGCTTTATTGCTGCACCTAACTGCAGCCAATCATACTTGTCTACTGTTCCTAAAACTAATTGTTTTGAAACATTGGCTATACCACTAGCCATTCTTAAATCATCTGATAGTAACAGAATTTTCTTTTTTGCCATAACTTAATTTAAAATATATATTGTTTTATTTAAATTTTTCCATCACAATGTTTACCAAAAAATTCACACCAATCGCAAAGTTTCGATGGTTTTTTTGAGTATGTAATATCATTACGATAATTACCATCAGTATCAAAAACACTATCTACAAACTCTTTAAATCCACTCCAAGCCTTATTGACGGATGGTTTACCATTTGCAGGAACATGCCTACTGATTCTATGTGTTGGAATATCTTCTTTTATCTCAACCTTTCTTTTTAATATGATAAATTCAACATCAATCATATCTTCGGATATACCAATTAATTCTGCATAGAATTTTTTGTATAAAAGGATTTGTGCGTTTTTTACAGGATCTTTTTTCTGATACTTACTCCATCCTCTAGTTGAGGTTTTGAAGTCCATTATTTTAATTCGATTTGTGTATGTATCTTTTACTATCAAATCTATAAACCCTAAAAAATTTACGTTATCCGATATTTTTGTATTTATTGGTTGTTCTATTGCAACCAATTCATCGTGCTTCAAAGAAAAGAACTTATTAAAGTTTTTAGATTTTTGAAACCAATCCAAAAGGATATTTCCATCTTCTAAAAACTCAATAAGTTCTTCTTTTGTACAAATATCAACTTCACCATTATTCGATTCTTTTATATACAATTGCCGCATTCTTTCTTTTAAGAAGTGCTTCAAATCTATACTCTTATCTGCCTGTGATTTTGAAATTCTCAAACATATTTTTAAATACTCTTGCAATGTTTCATGCATTGCTGTTCCGAATACTGAATGTATATTTGATGTTGATTGGGATAACCCATCTATGTATGCTAATTTGTATTGCTGTGCGCATGTGCTCCACATACTATATTGCGAAAATGATACTCTTGCCATATATGTAATATAACTAAATTTTTTGGATTTATCAAATTTTTAATTTCAATTTAGTTATTTGCTTTTTATCAGTACCATATTTTTCACAAACATACTTCATATGTTCTCTACCTTCTCTTGTAGAGTATAAAACTTCAATATAATCAAATGCTTCCTTTTCGGAACATTGAAACTCCGTTTTAATTAGATTAATTAAAAATTCTTCATACTTATCCGATGCTTTACCTTTGATATATTTTAAAAAGTATTTTCCTTTTGGAATAACACTTATATATAACTTGTACATTTCCTTTGGTTGTAAAGTTTGCGTCAAAGGTAGTAGGGTTGCAATTAATTCAACCCACTCTGGTTTCATAGAAAGAAAACGATTAATCATAAAATTACTCCATGATTTCAAATCTTCATCCGAAAGTTTATCAAAATAATTCGGGTCTTGTTCGGATGTTATTGCGTTGATATGGTCAAATATTTTTTTTGCAGCCATTACTCAATAATCTTTTTTTGAAGTTCTTCTGGTAACATTTCATTTAAAGCTTCACCACATTGTGTACATAGAAAAACCTGTATAGGTATAACCATATCATCCGGTGTACCCGTCAGAAGTCTAGATACTTTTCTAACTCTTACACCTGGCATATATGTATCATTTCCACATTTACATAAAACTTCTCTTGCGTCTGTTAATTTAAAATCCGGTGGTAACTGATATTGTCCGTTTGTCATTTTATTATATTTAATATTTGAATAATTGTACTCATAAATACGATTTCTTTATCGACTACTAATGCATCTTTGGATAAACCATCTGCAATTGTCATAATCGTATTTGCTACATTTCCGGTTGCATATTCATCTACTTTATCGTATAGGATTGAATACATTTCTGAATAATCGTTTAGATGGTTATCTGCTACCGCCTGTCTAATTTTCATAAACAAGTTACGTTTGTCATCATTTGATTTTAATAAGTCAATCAATTTTGTTTGGAAATTTGATTCAACCATTACTTTATGATCTACTTTCAATTCTCCTTTTGCTGATTGTAATTGACAAGTATTAAGTATTCTCCTAATATCAGGATAATAAGAACTAACAATATCAGCTACATTCTTAATGTCATACTTAATCTTTTCCGTATCCAAAATCTTACTAACTTGCACTGCAACATCTTTTTTAGTTGGTGGTGTAATTGCGAAAGATTGACAACGACTTTGAATCGGGTCAATAATTTTCTCAATGTAATTACAAGTAAGAATAAACCGACAATGTTTACTAAATGTTTCCATTAAGTTACGAAGTATCGCCTGTGCATTTGGAGTCATATAATCGAACTCGTCTAATATAATAACTTTGAATCCTGCAAAACCTACCGATGATGCGAAGTTCTTAACCTTATTACGGACAGTATCAACATTGTTTTCATCCGATGCATTTATAATCATACTATCACATTTTATTGTATTTATGATAAGTTTTGCAAGAGTGGTCTTACCTGTTCCCGCTTTACCATAAAACAATAAGTGTGGAATATCATTTGTATCCAGATATTGTTGGATTGTTTCTTTTACTTGCTCATTTCCAACATATTCGGCAAGTGTTTGTGGACGGTATTTCTCCACCCACAAACTATGTTCTCTTTTACTTATATCGTTTGCGAAAAAACTCATATTATATTCCAGTTGAACCGAATCCGCCTTTGCCTCTTTCGGTATTAGATAATTGTTGTGCTTCTTCAAACTCTATTTGTGGATATGGTAATATGATAATCTGCGCAGCTCTATCACCAATTTCATATGAATGAGGTCCTGTCTTTTTAAGAGTTGCTTGTAGTTCGCCTCTATACCCACTATCTATTACACCAACAGAGTTTGTCAAAATTAAATCATATTTTCTTATGGATGATCTAGGAAATATTAATCCCAAAAAACCTTCAGGTATTTCTAATGAAATTCCAAATCCATATGTAATGTCTAATTTATTTTCGTTTATGATGCGTGTGATTACTAAATCCATTCCAGCATCACCTGCTTTGGCGTATGTTGGTATTACTGCTTTAGGATCCAGCTTCTGTACTTTCACTTTCATTTGTAGACTCGTTTTGTTTTGTTCTTTCCAATTTTGTTTCTTCTGATATTTCTTTTGCAAATATTCTAAAAACCATTCCATTATGTTGGAATGTCAATGATTCACCATCAATTGGTTCTATTTTTAGAACCAAAGGAGTTGTTTCGGACTCTTTTGATGACCAACCAAATACTACTGGTTCATTATTGAAAAATTGAAAACACCACTCTGCATCTTTAATTAATTTTGGTTGTGGTATCTCTACACTACCCTGTGTTTGTAATTCCTCTTGTGGGAATAAATCTAATTGTTCTGCCATTTTATTAATTTGAAATTTCTACTAAATAATATTTACATACAAAATCATCAATCTGAAATTCAACGTTTGATAATCCATCAACCGATACTTTGAGTTTTGCATTGGTTGCTTCTTTATTTGCTGTAAGAATTTCTTTTAAATATTTTGATGAGAATGAGATTGGTTTTACATCACCATCAAATCCTTTGATTACTGTGAATGTTACTCTGTTTGTTGATATAGAAGAATAACCAATTGCCATCTTCAAATCACCATCCTCCGTAAAGATTGTGAAAGTATCTACATCACTCAATGCACCCTTTGCTTTGATAAAACGATCTACCATTTGTGATGTCATATCAATTGCAATACCGAAATCAGGCAATGCCTTCAAATCTGGAACAGGTGGAATTACACCCAAATCCGCCAATTGGTATGAAGTTTCGGTATCATCCGAACTCAATTTCAAACTAACTGCTTTCTCACCGGCTTTATCTACTTTCAATGTTATATCACTATCCAATACACCAATCATATTTTTCAATAATGAAGTTGTATAAATACCAACATTAAATGGTGTTGAAGTGAATGCGTTGAATTCTACTTCACCTAATAGAGTTTTATCATCAGAAATAAATCTAACTGATAATTTTGTTCCTTCTGCGTTCCATGCTACTGATTCAATAAGTCCACCTAGTGAATACTTTTGAATAAATTTTAATAAACTGTTTTTGTTCATAATTGTAATTGTTTAAGTTTTATGTTTGTTAAATATACGAAATTTTTATTAGAAAGCAAAAAACTTTTTTGCTGTCTTTGTATCTGCAGTGACTTTATCCCACTTTAGTGCGTTATAAAAATCATCTAATTTGTTTTCCAATTCTGCTGAAAATATCTTATCCCTATCTATATACGTTTCTACGAAATCCATAATTTCTTTTGGATCGTTATAATCTTTAAATGCCAATGTCTCCAATCCTAATGGATTATTTTTTAAGTATACCCATTTCACTTTATCACCATCTCTGATTGGTTCGTTTTTAAATGGTGCGTTAAAGAATTTAAGTAATCTATTGTATGCAATTCCGGCTTTAACGTGTGCGGGTGTTCCTTTTTCAAAGTTTGCGATTGATGATCCAGGTTTCCACTTACCATTATCGTATTTACTTAACTCTTTTATTGCTCCACCTTTTGCAATTAGGTTTACAGGGAGAGTTGGTAAACTCTTCTTAAACGTTAGAAGTGTATCATCTATATATTCATGATCTTTACCCATCAGAATATCTTTCAACATTGTAGACATAAATTTCTGAAATGCTTTTGGAAATGAACTTCTTACAACATCTAAACCTTTAACATCCAACTTATCGCAAGGAATTCCATTTTTCAAAATCATCCATTGTGCATATCGTTTCTTTGCTACCCAAAATCCAGCTTTACTGATATATTCTTTTTTGATTTCAAATCTATGTTTATCTTTTGGAATAAAGAAAAATCTTTCTGCTAATAAGTCGTAGAATGAGTTTAAGAATGTTTGTGTTTCGGTTGCAATATTATCCACCTCAACCGCCATCCTCTTTTCATCAAATTCCTTATAGTTTGGATAACGATGTTTGACCAATGGTTCTGCCATCATATAAATGGAATCTGTATCAATATACACATTGTAGTCATCCTTTGTTCCTAATTCTTTCCAATATTTTCTATTTGCCATTTCCGCCGTCTTTTTAATTACGACTTGTCCTGTTAGTGTCACTGCTTCTGCGTTATCCACATCATAGAAACGGAATGCCGGTAACCCCAATACACCATACATTGAGTTTAGTAGAATTTTCTGAACGTGTTGTCTTTTGCCATAAAATTCATATTGTTCGGTATCACCTGCTTCACCATATTTTTTTTCTAACTTACGATACTCAACCCTTTTCTGAAACCAAGTGTTAAGAATATCTGCAATTAGACCTGGTTTGTCCTGATTATATAAAACTCCATTTGCAGCAACACCCAAATTACTATCTTTGATTACATCGGCAAGTTCTTCTTTTGTATATTCGTATGTATCATCCTTACCAACTATTCTATATGTTCCGGTATCATTACCTTTAATCCAAGATTCTGCATCCCAGTTATCAATCTTACCAATCTTTGTTTCAGGACTGATATTAAGGGTCATAATGATTGATGGGTATAGGGATGTCAAATCTAAATCATAAATCCAATCATACTTACCAACAATGGGTTCTTTTACATATGCACCTATGAATTTCTCTTGGTCGTTATCTTTCAACGCCTGCATCCTCTCTCTTCGGTCTTTTGGCTTATTCGTTGCAACCAATCCTTTTACCTTCAGATATGATAAACACGCACCCTCCAACCACTTTGATGAATAAATGTAATCTTCGTATGGAACATAACCAGCGTGACAGATTGCTCTACACAATTCGATAAACTTTAATTTGTTATCCATTGTTACCACCAAGTCCACGTCGACAATGTTATACTCTATGAACTTTTCTAAATCCGTTTCAAATAAATCATCCAAACTACCTTCATATTCAACCTTGCCTCTACCCAATTCCTTTGTTGCAATGTGGTTTAGGGTGTAACTACTTTCCAGACCAAAATTATATTGTTTGTATAAATTGATATAATCCAAAATAGATACACCACCAAATGACCACTTGTCTCTGTAAGGTGAATAAAAACATTGTCCAATACGAGATAATCTTTTTGCATGCCCTTCTCCACAAACATTTTTGATACGATTGTAAAGATATGGAATATCGAAAAAATCTATGTTCCAACCTGTGAGAATAGTCGCGTCAACTTCTTCGTAATAATTAAGAAATGCAAGTAAAAGATTTTTCTCGTTATCGAAAATGTGAACACTCCCCTCTCTACCATCCTTGCTAAATTTGTCAGCATTTTTTTTAACTTTTCTTTGTTTATCTAATACGAAAACATCAAATAGTTTTGTTGCACTATCATGTGCAGCAATTGATGTAATTTCGTTTTGTGCTTCTTTTGTATTTGGTAGTCCTGATATCATTTCCACCTCAATATCAAATGTCATTATTCTATGACCTACAGATGGAATATCACTATCGTAA